CGTCGGCGGCAAGAACGGTTATGGTGCTAAACTCACGAACATCTTCAGCAACCGCTTTACACTGAGCACGAGGCATCCTGCATCCGGCCAGCGCTACACACAGGTCTGGACGGACCACATGTCGTCAGCGTCAAAGCCCTCCATAGTGAAAGACAAGGCCACCAAGGGCTTCGTCAAGATCGCCTATGAGCCCGACCTGTCCCGCTTCCCCGGGCTCAACCTGGATGCGATGATCCAGGTGCTTCATACCCGCGCGATCGAGTTGGCCGCCATGGCCGGCAAGGACGTCAAGGTATCCTGGAACGGCGCCGTCATCGCAACAAACACGTTCGAGAAGTTCATAAGCCTCTTTATCCGCGATGGGACCACTCATGCGTATGAGCGCTGCGGAGAGCGCTGGGAGGTCGGTGCAGTGCTGGCGAAAAACCTGTTCGCCGAGGACGAGTCCCCCGATGACCGCCACATCTCCTTTGTGAACGGTATCAATACTCGCAAGGGCGGAAAGCACGTGGAGTCCGTGCTGAAGGCCATTCTCGGCTCGTTCGTCGAGTTGGCCAAGAAGAAGAAGATGGATATCAAGCCGGCGCAACTCAAGGACTCCGTTGTGTTCTTCATCAACGCGACCATCGTGAATCCCGCCTTTGATTCCCAGACGAAGGAGACCCTGACGACTCCTGCGGCCAAGTTCGGCTCCGTATTCAAATCGGACAAGATGGCCGACTATCTCATCAAAATCGGCCTTCTAGAGGAGGCCCAGGCCATCCTCGACGCAAAGGCCGCCAAGGACGCCAAGAAGACGGATGGGTCCAAGCGCAAGACGCTGCGCGGTCTTCCTAAACTGGAGGACGCCTTGTGGGCCGGCACGGCCAAGTCCCCCGACTGCACACTCATCCTTACTGAGGGAGATTCAGCCGCCGCGTCTGCGATCGCGGGCCTCGCTGTCGTGGGGCGTGAGCGCTGGGGTGTCTTTCCTCTGCGTGGTAAGATGCTGAACGTGAAGGACATCAGCCAGGAGAAATTCAACAAGAACGAGGAGTTGACCTCTATCAAGAAGATTCTCGGCCTCGAGCAAGGCAAGGTCTATAACACAACTGCCTCGCTCCGGTATGGGCGCGTGATGATCATGACTGACCAGGACCATGACGGCTCCCACATCAAGGGTCTGCTCATGAACTTCTTCCACACCTTCTGGCCCTCCCTTTTAGTCAAGGGCTTCCTCTGCTGTCTCGCAACACCGCTGCTGAAGATGAGCAAGCGCGGCGTCGTCAAGTCGTTCTACAGCCAAGCCGAGTTCGAGGCCTGGCGAGAGGGTGAGAGTGGCGGCGGCGGTGGTGCCAGTGCCAGTGAAAACGCAACTCGTGGTTGGACCATCAAATACTACAAGGGTCTGGGCACATCCACAGCCCAGGAAGCCAGGGAGTGGTTCAAGGACCTCTTCGACATGAAATACGAGTGGGACGAGGCGTCCGATGACGCAATTTGTCTGGCCTTCTCTAAGAAGCGTGCTGACGACCGTAAGGAATGGCTTAAGACCTATGACTCTCGGCGCACACTCGCGGTTGTCAAGGGTGGTAAGGTCCCCTATAATCGCTTCATCCACGACGAACTCATCCACTTCAGCAATGCCGATAATCTGCGCTCTCTGCCTCACGTTATGGATGGTCTCAAGCCGTCGCAACGCAAGATCCTCTACTGCTGTCTGAAGCGCGGACTCCGGTCCGAGATCAAGGTTGCCCAACTCGCCGGCTATGTATCCGAGAACGCGGCCTATCACCACGGTGAGGCGTCTCTCAACATGACGATTGTTGGCATGGGCCAGAATTTCGTCGGCAGCAACAATGTCAATCTCCTCTTTCCGAGTGGCCAGTTCGGCTCTAGATTGATGGGTGGGCAGGATGCCGCACAGCCGAGGTATATCCACACCTACATGGAGCCGATTGTAGACGCGATGTTCAAGAAGGAGGATGCAGCCATTCTCAAGCATGTCGACGATGACGGCGAGGTCGTGGAGCCCGAGCACTATCAGCCGGTCGTGCCCCTCATCGCCATCAACGGCGCCCTCGGCATCGGCACTGGCTTCTCCACCAATATCCCCCCTCACAACCCCAGTGACGTGATTGCGCTGCTGCGCGATCGCCTGAATCTGAGCCGCAGCACCCTATCCGGCCTCGCCCTTCAGCCGTGGTGGTATGGGTTCAAGGGGACCATCCACCGGACGGCCGAGTCGACATGGCAGACTCGCGGAATTGCGACGTGGGATGATGCTAAGCACACGATTACCGTCACGGAGTTGCCAGTTGGCACGTGGACCAAGGACTACAAGGCCTATCTCGACACGCTATGCACGGGTGACAAGGAAAAGGGTATCAAGCCCGTCCTAGAGTCATTCGATGACCTATACAATGACACGGAGGTGAAGTTCATCCTATATTTCGACTCCGACACCTACTTCGAGATGCGCACGGACCAGGCTGCAGCCGACAAGATGCTCCAACTCTCTACGACGTGGCACACGACCAACATGGTCTGTTTCAGCCCGGAGATGAAGATCAAGCGCTACGGGACTGTCGGAGACATGATGGAGGACTATTACCAGGTCCGGCTGAAGGGTTACGAGACCCGGAAGGAACTGGAGATCCGGCGCCTCGAGCGTGAGTTGGTCGAATACGACGCGAAGGCCCGGTTCCTCTTGGCTTTGTTGGAAGACCGCATGGACCTACGGCGTAAGTCGGACGAGGCGATAGTGGAGGCTCTGAAGGCGGAGAGGCTACCGGCACTCGACGGGATGGATACGCCTGATTCCGTGGATTCCTATGAATACTTGCTCCGGATGCGTATGGACCGTGTGAAGGCCAGCGCCGTAGAGGATGCCCGGAAACATGTGGAGGCCGTGAAGGCTGCCCTGGAAACCCTACGGGGCACGAAGGCCGAGGAACTGTGGACTCGGGATTTGGAGGTCTTCGAGAAGTCGTGGGCTTCTCTCCAGGATGCTCGCGAGGCTGCACGTAGCGGCACAGTCTTGCGAAAGGAGCCGAAGAAGGCTATCAAGTTGAAGGCGTCCGTCACATGAAAGGGTTCAACGGCAGAGACTTTGTTCCCGCAGAACTGAGATGAACCGATCTGGCGAGAGGCACCGGCATGTGGCTGATATCGTTCAAATAATACATGTAGTGGTCAACGGCGCTGAGAATGTGTGGGACTGACCAGTTGACGACTTTTTCATTGAGATCTGAGATCTGCCCCGGGATATCATACGGCAGGTTCTGCGAATATTGGAGATACATGGTCCGCATGATTATGCTGAGTTCATCTACGGATTGGTCATCGATATTGTATTTCTTCGGACCAGACTTCTCGTATACGGCCTTGCGTATGGCGCGTTGGAGGGTCTCGATGTTCTGTTTGCTGAAAAATGTGGCAGACAGCGCGGTCTTTTCCCAGTTCCCCCGGAGGGCATCCGCGTCGAAGGTTTCCTGGGCGCTCGTCCGGTAAGAGAATCCGGGGACTTCCGAGTGTCCACCGGCTCCGGCCCCCGCGGTTAAATTCACACGGCCATTCATTCCGCCTACCGGCAGAGGATTCGTATTCGGTAAAACAAGTCCAGGCTGAAAGTCCATTCTGATTGTAGCCAACTTTCCCTACGGGCGAAAATACCAGATATATAAAAATATTTTCTATCCCGAAGGTATAATAAATGACGTCTGTTGCTCCTTCTGCCGGTGGCTTCTCTCAATCTAATGGATATTTCGTGGCGACGGGTAGCGTCCAACTGCAGGAGTATACGCCTGGGACTGGCTCTGGCGGCTCTTTCCGTGTTGGCACCTTTGCAGCCGGCACAGCCTTTGCCGCGGCGTCCGGCGATGTGCTGCGTGATATGGGGAAGACCGTGGTTTCTAGCGGCCGCACTTTCCGGAAGGTGCAGTTCGTGTCTAGCATAGTGGGTGTTCCCGGTGGTGTTACTGACACACGTGACTCGGCTCACCCCACGGTGGCGTTCCGCACTGGCTACATTGAGGTTGGCGGTGGCCTCTTTGGAAATGGTTCTGCGATTGTGCTGCCCGCTGTTCAATACTACCCGTCCTTAATGTAAATTGCCTTAACGGCAGTAACCTTAACGGCAGTAACCTTAACGGCAGCAGCCTTAACGGCCAATCTACAAATTTATCCGTTCCATAATAATGTAACGGATAAATATAGATATTATAAATAGTATGGCAAAGCAACTGATGTTCCTAGGTGCAGATATTAGCACAGTAAATTGGTATTATATATTTTACATCATCTTCTGCATTGCATTCATTATGGCCGGCACAAATAAACTGGGCGGAATGGGAAAACCCAGCACAGTCATCTTCGTTATCGGCAGCATCATGACCTTCTATTTTTTCGGAAATCGCTGGTTTGGTGCTGGTGCCAAGGCCGGTCTCGTCTGGCCGCCTGTAATAAACAGTTGCCCAGACTATTTGACGTATATTCCCAAACTACCAAGTCTCACAAACGATGGATGTGTGGATTTACTGGGCGTATCGACCAATGGTGGAATGACGAAGATCACTGAAGATGAACTCGGGGAAACGAAGCCAACCTTGACCAGTATGAAGACGTTCCCTTATACGTCGGCTGATATTGTCAATACTACAGACGCTACTACACTAAAGGGTATTTGTGATATGTGCGCCACTAGGGGGCTCACATGGGAAGGCGTATACGACGGAGACACATGCACAGGTATTAAAAGGGCCGGTCTGGATCTTGCTAAATCAGGCAATTGTTCTGTATAAAGCCTAAAGATAAATTCGTCTCTCTAATTAATGACATATGCGAATCTTCATCCGAGTGTAGAAATATCACTCAGACGATGGTTGGCCAATCAAACTACAGCCGCATTTCTTCTCGTTGGCCCCCCTGGAGTGGGTAAGACCACACTCGCCAGAGAAATTCTCAAACAAGAAACTTATCGTATTATCGAACTCAACGCCAGCCATACACGCAGTGGTCAAGCGTTCAAGAAGCAGATTATTCCGCTTCTCACACAGGTATCCGTTCTTGAAGCGATGTCCTCTTCTCCAAATAACAAACTCGCCATCCTACTTGATGAAATAGATGGGCTCAGTCTCGGAGAGAAGGGTGGGCTCAGTGAACTGCTCGACTATATGCGCTATTGGAAGCCGGATAATGTGGGACACCCGCTAATACTCATCTGCAATGAAATCAAGGGGCGTGCCTATCAATATATAGTCCGCCTGAGCACATATATGCCGATGGAATTTCCAAGCCAAACTATCAAAGACTGGCTCGGCCACTCGTTAATACCAGAAATCCTCGCGAGTGCCGATCTCCGTGTGATATTACGAGCGATCAATGGACGCAGGCCAAGGTATCTAGATTACGAGGAGCAAAACGAAATAATCGTATCAGAGGGTCCTCAGCAGGAAGAAGAAGGGGAGGAGCCAAGCACTGACATTCTAAAATACAGCCATTCTTGTCTATACGAATTGTGGGACCCCTTCATTATACCGAACGTCGAAAATAACCTGGGGAATTTGTCTGGTCTCTGCGTGCACGAAAATATGCATGAGCGCTTATCCGGGATAGATGGCGCGTGGTCCATATACAAGAAATTCATGGAAATTTTCTATATCAGCGACAAGGCAGACTATTGGGCGTTTTTCTATCAGAACTGGAATCTATTGAAGCCGAGTTTCCAACTCAAACTCAAAATTGTGAATGCATTCCTCTCAGAATTCCCCTCGCAAACCGTACCCCCCATATCGAGCCTACAATTCACACAAGTTCTAACACGCCAATCATCCATGTATAATACTTGGAAACAGATGATTCAGTATTCGGATCAACACAATATAAGCATAGAGAGTGTGCCCAGACATATCAGTGAAGCGCGCAGCATAGGGCTCCCTGCAAACCAGGCCAAAAAAATCCAATCGATGAATATCCCCAAACATTTGTGCGAATACTAGCCTGATAAAAATTGAACACTGGGTAGGCACTTTTTAGATACACATACAATGGGCCAATACTACTACTCTGTTATTCTTGATTCTGCAGGAAAGATTGTTGTATGGATGAATGCATTCGGATATAACGAAGGAGTGAAGTTAATGGAGCACTCACATGTTAAAGGCTCGTTCGTCAACACCTTTGAATTCTCCTTGAGCCCAGAAGGCGCATATTACAAGAGCCGTGTCGTGTGGGCAGGAGACTACGCTGACAAGGAACCAGGACAAGAAACCAATTTACATGAGCAATGCAATGCCAACGAGTCTAGTTTGATTCGACCTGATCCGAAGTATGCTCATAAATACCGCTATATTGTCAATCATACCAAGAAGCAGTATGTAGATAAGTTGAGATATCCTAAACAAACTATTCACCCTCTACCTATACTGACTGCCGAGGGAAATGGTCGTGGTGGCGGAGATATTTGCAATGCAGCCCCATTTGCGGGTTCATGGGCGCGCGACATAATTTCCGTAGAAGAGGCAATCACCGATATTGAAAACTTCCAAGAGGTAGATTTCAATATTGAGATAGAATGAGCATTTAGATGTGCATCTAACTCATTTCCGATTCATGCAAGAGTCTGACCAAATGAAGTGGCTCTGTGCGTCCCAGCCGCATCGCGCGACCAATGATCTGTTTTTCCTCTTCCTTCCGCATATTGTGCATTAACACTATATGCGTCGAAGATTTAAGATCAATACCAGCCCCAGCCTCCGCACTGTTCATAAGTAGAACACGTATATCACCCTTCTCGAACTGCTTCAGAATACTCGAGATATGGTCCTTGTTTCCACGAACGGCTGCCACGCGAACCCCCAACTCTGATAACTTGTGCTCTATCTCAAGAAAGGGATTATCATAGCGATTGAATACTAGAAACCTGCCACCCGTGGTTTCCGTTATCAGACTGAGAAGCGCAGATTTTTTGCTAGGTAATTGGGGAACTACGACTGTATTTTCAAGCGCATTCTCCAGACCAATGCGTTTCAGAGATCGGAATTCGAGGGCTGCTCTACAGAGTGGGCAACTCGCTGCTCTCTGAATACAGTTTATAATACACTCTCCGCAGAATAGCCTTGAGCAGCAGGCGACAAGGGTCGGCAAAGTGGGCGCCTCATAACATATGGCGCAAATCTCATCCTTGGCATTTATTATGCGTCGAGTCAGACTCTCAATCTGATCCTTGATTGAGGCAATCTTCGTTTTTAAGGCAGATATGGCTGTATCCTTTGCTTGCGGTGTCGCATAATCAATAGACTCCTTGAATGCTAGCGTCTTCTCCAGACGGTCAAGGTCCTTCTGCCGTGTTTCACACAGAGCACTAATAAGAGAACCCTGGTTCGTATTTACTACACCCAATTTTTCGAGAGCACCCTGCACATCCCCTGCATGCAGTAATTCCTGGATTTCTGGGCTGACAAATTGAGATACGAGGCGATGTTGAATTGGCGCTTCACATGAAATACGAGCCTCTATAATGGCCGGCGCCCTCCAACTCTGTTCCATGAACTTTAGACTCGACCGCAAGACAAGATGGCCCCTGTTTGGGTGTTTCGTAATGAAACTTGAGAAGAAGTTGCTGCTTTTTATGTCATAACGAGAATAATAATTATTACCATTGGTGACCTGGTCATTCTGAAGCATCGCCGCCAATTCGGAATTCATTCCAGCCACTATTCGCCGATTCAAATATGATTCAGTCATATACATATAGAGGCCCTGAAAAAGCAGATTCGTCCATGTCGCTGTGATTAACCAATAGAAGTTCGCGTTAGGCATAGGGACCGTCGAAGTAAACTGTATGCTGTCGACCTCATCAAATATTACACGTTTCCACTGAATCGAAAACCTTGCTGACACAGACATGAAACTTTTTATAATGGTATTTGACATCAGTGTAATATCGCGCTCCTTGATATTCTGGAAGAAGTCTGGCTTTTCGAATGCCTTCAGAGTCTTGACTTCGAGAAAACTGAGTGTTGTCTGTTGTTGGATTGCATATTTCCATTGATGGTATAGTGTGTGGGGCACGATAATCAGTGTATTTCCAGAACACTCTACCGTGTGAACTGGCTTCTGACTCCAGAATCTCGCCTTTGAATATTCATGGATTCTCGAGAATGTGTTGCGAGGCACTGTAGCCTTCACATTCGAAAGATGACCGAGCATCATAAGCGTCTTTCCAGATCCGACAGTATCACCTAAGATTGCAAATTGACTACAGTGTGTCTCGTCGCCGATTGTGAACCCCTCAACTGAGGTTGCTTCCTTCTTTTCCATGGCACTGACCATGGCAAGTTGGTGTGGTTTCAGGGCCACCTTGATATGTTGAGGTTGTGTGGCCATATCGGAATCCTCTGTCAGACCATTCAATAATGGCTGTTCATATATATCCAACATTCTATTTACAGAGTCATCTCTGGACATTATATTCTATTAGGGCAGACCCGATAAATGTTTAGACCGGTTTTCTATAGGTCCGCAAAGAAGCCTCTTATTTCATCATCCTTTATAAAATCACTTAGTGTCTTATCTGTCTTCTTTATGAACCTATTATTTGCCGTGCGTAACTGAGTCTTATCAAATGTGTTATCACCATGATTTATCACTAACATGACCTTCATGGCGTCCAATTGTATGAGGGGATTCTTATATTCTTCTAAGAATGACTTTTCCTCGGCGAAAGCGACGGTCTCATCATAGGACCGGGTCTGGCTATAGCGTTTTCTCCAGGCCATTGTACCATTTGTGGCATGTAGGGGGAAGTAGGGACCGATACTGTAGATTTCCTTGGTATCCGTGAAATACATGTGAATATGGCTTGATCCGGCCAGATCTACTGCGGGCTTTTTTTGTAGTGCGGTTACCGCAGCAGAAACACGCTCTGGAAAATAAAAGTCGTCATCATCCATGGCGACCAATATATCCCCATTGGCTTCTTGGTTAAGACGGTTCCGTTTTTCGCCGATCGTCATCTTTTCTTCGCTGAATATATACTTTAGAGTTGGCAGATTTTTACTTTCTTCTTCTAAAAGGTCGCCAATTGGTTCTTGACCATCATCGTATATGATCCACTCCATACGATCTCTGGGATAGGTTTGTTGCTGGACCATTTTAATAAGGAAAGGAATGAAACGTCGGCGATTATATGTCGGCGTTACAATACTTACGAGGGGGAGCATTCTAAGTGTCTTATATGGCTGCGGGTTTAGACAGGTTTGTAACCATGAAATGAAGATGGGCCATTAAATCTACCTAGGGGGGTGCTGCTGGGGGCTGCTTGTGCGCTGGCGCCACTTGAGCCGCTGGTGCCGCTGGTGATACTGGAGGCGCTGGGCCCTCTGGGCCCTCTGGAGCCGCTGGGCCCTCTGGAGCCGCTGGTGCCGCTGGTGCCGCTCCCTTTTCATTTGTCGCTGCATTCGTCGCTGCATTCGTCACATTTGTCTTTGGAGCCGCTGGTGCCGCTGGTGCCGCTGGTGCCGCTGGGGCCGCTGGGGCCGCTGGGGCCGCTGGGGCCGCTGGGCATGAAGCAGCGGGTTCGGGTTTTTTACAAGGGTTTTTATCCCCACCGTATTTACTTGCAAAACTCGCAGCCTCGCCTTGAGCCAATTCTCGTGATTTTTCCCAACCGGCCTTATATAGTTCGGTAACCATTTTTTGCGCCAATCGACTGTTATCATTCTCCTTATAAACAAAGGGGCTCAATAATGCAAAAAACGCCTTCTTCCAACCATCCTTTGAATCATCTTCATTACGTGCTAATAAAGGCAAGAATGTATAAAATCTCGGAGGATTGCCATTATATATATCATAGATGAATTTAATATACACAACAGGAAAATATACCTTGCCAAGTGGACCTAATGAAAATGGAATTGGAATGGACAATATCATACCAAAGACAAAACTTAGAAGACGCATCTGCCAACTGTATCCAATTGCGTAATTTGCAGATATTACACCACCAAACACTATGAAAACAATTTTAAGATAAAACATGGCATCTTTTAAAATGTTAAGAACAACTTCATTACGAGATTGAGGTGCCTTTATTACCGGCTTTGTCTGTTTTCCCTTCTCTGTCTCCTTGACTTCCTTGACTTCCTTGACTTCCTTGACTTCCTTGACTTCCTTGACTTCCTTCGCTTTATCTTCAAAATTATCCTCTTCAAATAGTCTTGTCAGTCTATAATACCCCCTATTCAATATACCCGTCAAGCGGTCAGTTATCATCTATTTGATACAAACAATTTGAATTGAAATTATTCTATCGCACTATATTAGGGGTATGGACTATTCCATCGTAGTTCCATCATACAATCGAGCCGAAGGCTGTCGCGATAAAACTCTTGCCGTATTGCATCAATATAAGATACCCAATGAGCGCATTTTCGTAGTTGTAGCAGACAAAGAACAAAAGGCGCTATACGAGTCTGTATTAGATCCTAAGACATACGGCAAAATATTGGTAGGTGTTAAAGGTCTTACAGAAGTAAGAAACTGGATATTTGACTACTTTCCAAAAGGCAAGCCTATAGTCTCATCTGATGACGATATATCCGGATTCATTGAGTTTACTAATAAAACAAAGAGACATGAAAGGCCGCTCCGGAGTCTAAAGGATATCATAAAACGCGGGTTCTCAGAATGCAAGAAGGCCGACTGCAGATTCTGGGGGGTCTACCCCAGCGCCAATGGATTCTTTATGAAGGATACAGTCTCCACTGATCTGAAATTCTGTGTGGGACCATTCTGGGGCTGTTTTAATCCTGGCAAGGAGATCCGCATAGACATTGGTCAAGGTGAAAAGGAAGACTATCAGCGCACCATACAGTTTTTCAAGGCGGATGGGGCGGTCGTGCGTCTCAACTTTGTAGCACCAAAGACTGCCGTATATAAGACGCCCGGTGGCCTACAATTTGGCAATCGTCTGAAACGCGAACATCAGACTATCAAAAAAATGATGAAGAAATACCCTGGTTGGATTAAACTGAATCCAACCAGGAAATCAAAGATGCCAGAAATAAGATTGATGGACCCGACTAAGACTAAGACGGTGACGAGGAAGAAGCGGGATTAAACTTTTCTTAAAAGTGCTTTGCGCATCATTCTAAAAAGCCCTTTTGCGCACTTTTCTTAAAAGCACTTTTTGGGCACTTTTCTTAAAAGTGCTTTGCGAACTTTTCTTAGACCGCTGGGCATTTGAAACGGGCACTTTGCGGGGCGTTGCCCCGCAATTTGTGCCTTCAAATGACTCAGCGGCCGGCGGCCAACGGGCATTTAAAATGCCCGTTGGTCTAAAAGTGCTTTTTGATATACTTTTTCCTAAAAAGTATGCTAGGTAGCATACTTCATTCCACCCATACCACTTTCCACTACAAAGAAGTTCAGACTCTCCACATAAATCTGATAATTCATAGTAAACTGGCTGTCTTGTATCAAGGGCCACAAATCAATATCTATCTGGAATTTACGAACCCGACTCGTATTCAATGTGCCACTCGGTTTGATCCATTCCGATGTATCCAAAGAAAACGGATAAATTGCCAGGCCTGGTGGAAACACTCCCCTTGCATGTTTCCACGATGCCACTTCATTAAATTGATGCAAAGGCAGTATTTCCTGGATCTCATTACCGTCGCACAAAATACGTATTTGCCGTATTATATCCTGCTGTATACCTACCGCATTCTGTCCAGAAGAGCCGCCTAGAAATACTAGAATATTTGTCGGCACAAATGGGGCAGCCGGATATTGCCACCAGTTCGTATAGTTTGTCCACGCATTTCTATATTCAATGGAATCACTTCTTCGTGGCAATATAATAAGCCGTGTAACAGGATTATGTGTAAATAATTCAAATAATTTACGGGTTGTAATATCTGCAAAATTATACTGAGAGACCTGTCTTACGAGATATGTAAGTGCCTTCGTAGAAAATGTAAGACGTTCATCGTCAGTTAAAAATACCTGGGTTGTCTGTATCCGCGGATTCAATGGCCACGTATTTAAATCTGGAATCTCGTAACTAAAGTCCGTCAAAAAGTTGCGAATATATGACTCCGATGCATTAGTCGCCGTGCTATATACTACATTACCAATATCTTGCTGTAGAGGTGTATTGGATGGATCCACACGATACCCTGGCCTCACGCGATTCCCATTGGGATCAAGAATCGTATATAAATCCTGTATTGGCCGTAGGGTCAATTGCACACTGCACTCGTGGTATTGTAATGCGATAAACGGTAAAGATACACTGGTATTCTTTGTAAACCAGAAGCACAGGGGCAATATGATAGTTCGACCCGGGATAGAGGGAAAGTTATTCTGGGTCCCCATGTTCGTAGTGTCATTGATAACATTGGGATAATATCCACTCGTGCGTATAGAACTACTACCCGATGGTATACCGGAGTATTTACCATTCGCAGGGTTGTATATTTCAGGCATATCCCCAACAAGGCTCTGCCACTTATTATACTGGGTCTCATCTTGATCCGTCAGGGCCGATGCAATAATATAGTCACTATCGAATTGTTGCACTAATGTCCCTCCCACAAAGAAGGAAGCGTCTTGAATGATCTGTGCACCAATATAGCGGACCCACTGAAACTCATATTGACTCGACCTGGTTTGCGGATTTACATACTTACTATATATGTCTGGCAAAGTAAAGGTAAAATACATGTCCATGAGTAAATCACCCACGCGTTTGATCGTAGCCCTTAGTTTTATGGGTTGATCGAAAAACAACTCCTGCGGCCCCTCTAAGGGCGTAGTCAGAGATTCAAATGCAAAATGGCTGTGCTTTTTAAGAATCGTGTAGAAATAGGTAAAATCAGGGTTTCCGTTCAAAATTACATTCTGAGAGCCGTAGGCCACCAAAATATACAATCCGCCACCTGCCATGACAACTCTTCTTGATACTGTGAAACAAGATGAGATGGCATTTTAGACCGCAATTAGACCCGGGTCCCATTCATGGTCCACCAAGTGTCTGATAGATACGGAGTCATTGCTGACGCATCAGAACCAACTACCTTTGAAGAGGGGCCCATATTCATTACTGTCTGGATTTCGCTGTATGTGAGCGCATAGCGGTAGTAAAAGACACGGCTCACAAGTCCCTTGGCTGAGCCATCCATGCTGAGTGTGGTCTGCGCATTTACATTATCGGATCCCGCTATGAATGCCGGGTCATTATCAAGAGACTTAACTGTCGCCGCTCTCAATGTTACTTTTCGGCTGCTAAACATATAGACATTTCCATAGTTCTGATAAGGAGGTGTTTTTCCACTAAGTGACAATTTACGTTTGAGATTACCATTGATATATACATATAGAACATTACTTTTGCATGATATTACAAGATGGAACCAGATATTTACCGGAATATTATCGATATCGACGAAATCATTCCATGTATTGAATGAATTCATATAGATGCGAACGGTATTTTTATCACCCCAGCAGAATATGCCCGGACTCATCAGCGGATAGGCCTTTGAGTATCCCTTATGTAAGATATGATATAACATATGGTTGCCGCTAGAGAAGGTGTCGCTGTTTAAATTAATGAACATGGAATAACTGAATTCCACGCCGGAACGCTGGTTCTCCGAGGTGTTAATAGTCTTCGCATTCTGATCCATAGGGTCCTGCACTGCTACATGACTCTTAGAACCTGACGGGTATGTATACGGAAATACTTCGAGATGTTCCTTTTTAATATAGGAGAATGTCTTATATAGATATTCAAGCATTGACATTGAAATATATAGGATAAGAACTATCGTGAAACCGAACAATATGTCGGTAACAGAATTATTTGAATTGAGTGACTGAGTAATACCAGACATACTTGGCATACTTGGCATACTTGGCATAGTTGGGCCACTTGATGCAGGTGCTTGTTCACTCATAGGCCTATCTATCGTCCATTAGGAAAATGTATTTTTAGGATTGCTTTGCCATGCTGGCGGAGACAGAAAATCCAGCAGGATTGAACATTGATGAAAGCCTAGTCGAAACCGACGTATCAAAGGGACCCGATTGATATATCTGATAGACTCTGTCCGGAGAATATGCAAAATCCGCCACCTGAGTCTTTCCAATGAGGCCACCAAATCCGAATGGGCCTCCAAGTGCCAATGTCGTAGAATTTCCGCTTACTACATATGCGCCTGCTAGAACACAACTACGTAACATTCTGCCATCAATATATACATCGACTGTTCTTCCATTTAGTATCACTGTCACATTCACCCAGCGCTGCAGTTCCACGTTTTCAATGTCGCACTTTAAAAACCCGGAAGAGTTATCGCCGTAATTCACACCTCCGCCGAAACTAGATCCTGACACTGGCCTCATATTACCAAGTTCAGATGCGGTCAATTTAGAGGTATCCGTGCTGACTCTCACGCCAAGTTTGCTCATATTTTGCCCAAGATACAAAACAAGCGTCTGAAACCCACTTGGCCCTCCACCACCACTTAGTTGCAGAAACGGTTTATTGAACCCCTTATTTGTGGCCCAATTGTTCACATATATCCACGTGCTTATGGAGTATTCGCCACCATCATATAACCCAGGCATGTTTGCGGTGTCCGCTGTGAATTTATTAGGATTAGCAGATTTTCCAGGCAACCCACCTTCCACCGGCGCGTATAGTATAATGTCCGTTAAGGAACCGTCACCATACAACCATTTATATAAGTAATATATAGCCAACGCGGATAGTATATACCAGATAATATTATAACTGCCACCACCAGAAGCGCCCGTATTTGACGATGGGTTATTTATAGCACTAGAGAGGTAATAAAACCCTATACCCACTATTAGCAGTATAAATACACCTGACGAACCAGAGTTCTCACCGGCCATTATATTCTAATCTGACAGAATAGTTTATGCATATTCAGAATTCCATTTATCCAGTGGTCCAATATTTTTACTCTTATTACAGCCTCCACCCGGGCAGGTAATTATCTCTAAAATGCCCTCTAATGAAAAATCTGGTAACATGGGTGCATCTGACTCTAAATACGGTTTTCCATCTGTAGCCGTATTTTCGGATATATAGTTTCTTACATCATCCATCGTCATCGCATAAGAAAGAAGATTGATATGTGCTATTTTACCACCCATGTGGCCGCTGGTATCCCCAATATATATTGGCTTGTCTTTGTCATACTCAGGCATCGACAGACATGTATGTGAGGCTTCTAAGCGACCATTCACATAAATATTGAATTTACGCCCCTGTTTTACTATAGCCACGCAACTCCATCGCTGTAAATATAGGCCAGGTATGTCTACAATTTCTGGATATGTGTCACCCATTACATAGATTTCCAATATAGCGGGGGCCATCATGAGGCTCCGCCCTGCATCCGGAGCAATTAAAAACTTTAACCGTTGTTTTCGCCCAATGTCAACGAGGGTCGCATATTCATTACCAACGGTTGCTGTGCGATTTAAAATAACGGGGTTTATATGAAATAGCAGAGTGCCTCCGGGTGTATTACTCCACGCATCCTTTAAATCCTCGGTTGATCCCACTTGTTTTGAAATAGATAACCGCATCTCCTCATCTCCTATTTGCTTTGGGGGTGTAGGCAGAGTCATGTAACGTACACCGTAAAATACACTATACGTTAAAAGAATTATTGCTACTATTAGCCAATATACACGCATCTAAGGATTGCTTATAAATTATTGAGTAGGCCGCATGTCTTTTGAAAAAGTGGCCTTATCTGTAAGATCGTTCATTCTGGCCCGCATCTCACTAGGTGTTATATCTTCTGCAAAGAGCCTTAAATTCATTACTTGTATGCCATTTGATATACCAACTGCCGTGGCATTCGATATAGATTTTGGAGTTGCACTATCGTCCATTATATTTTGGGGTGCATATATGGTCGTTGTGCCGAGTGTCCCGGGGTTGACTGTGTCCATTCTCAATTGTATAGTATGAACAAGTAGGCCATTCAAATAGGCTTCCATTGTATACTGCGTCTTAACAATACCTACTCGGAAGGGTGTATGAATAGGCACATTATCAATTAAGGCAGTTTGCAAATATGTATGTGTATTACCTGATTCAGTCGCCTTTCCTAGAATGGTCACCTCTACCCTATTTATATGTGGGTCCAGTTCCACTCGGAAAAAGCCTTCATCGCGTAATTGTATATCACTTCTCGAACTGCTTGTTCCCATCATGAAAAATGTGCGCTTAGAGTTTCCTGGGATATTTTGCGGCATCTCGTCCTTTATCAGCACATCCATGGTTAAACTGAAGGATGGCTGCCCGGCGATGATGTTAGAATAAATTGTGCTTCCTCCGGCATCTGGGGGTGTCCCAATGATAATATTCTTTATGTTGCGTTTCAGAATCCAATACTGCTCTGAAGTATCTGTGCCGGGCACTATAACAAAACCTTTTCCGCCCGGTGTCTTCTTAAAAATCGGAAAGAACCAGGCATCTACCGCCATCAGTATAATACCTAATAACAAGATACCGGCTATGATATACATAACTATCCGTAGAAGCCCACTTCCAGCCACGGGCTGTGATATCCCCTGCGCGTTCACTTTGGTCGGACCTGTTGTCACGGGTATAGCCGATGAGACGCGTGCACCGACAGTTTTTCCCAGTGATACGATTTGTTTCATATAGTCATCACCGGCCTTTGCGCGCCTGGGATCTGCCATATCTATAATACCGCTTAATTTATAATTGAATTGCATCGTAATTCAATTATAAATTAACGGAAGTACCGTGAATGTCTAGTAACTTAGGCATATCACGGTATAGTTATCATATTCTTTCGCGTTTTCTTGTCTGGCGGCCTGCGACTATACCATGTTTTCTCAGGGTCTGGGTTCTCGGATTATAGCCGATGCGCTTGTAATATGGCAGAGATTCGCTCGCCTTGCACTTTACCAGTTTCTCACGTAAATAACATACGAAGGAAAGGCGGCTGTAGCGCTTATCTATACCCTGTGTCCCCGTATCTTTATTATTCAAGTAAATCTCAGGAAGACTCTTATTGAATGCCTTGTCTTCTGCTGTCGCACGCATCTCCGTATTACAATGCCACTCGTGCACATCCATCGCCAGAAAGTCACCCGTTCTCAGATCAAATCCCACCTTGTATCTGGGAAACAGTGTGTAACCTCCGTGATATTTACCGCGCTCGATCACAGACAGATTGCCGAACCCCTTCCGCATATCCCCGTCATCCATGTGGAGTCCCGTGCGAAAATTTCGATTCATCGTGACAGAAGAGAAAGCCGTATTGGCTATCTGAAAATTGGGGTTCGCCTTGGCCTGTTTGTATTGGACCTCATATCTGTCCGGAACCAGTTTTTTGAAAAGTTGGTCTATTTCCTCTATATATGGTATGCCTGCCTTGTATTGTTCGAAATATTTCTGCGTATACGAGGTCAGGCGACACGGGAGTTTCATGAACGGTGTCTGTTCAAAATAACCCAAGACACTACTAAATACATTGTTGTTGACGCGCATCTTACTGACCTTACCATTCTCCATATAGCGCGCCGAGTGTCCCACGATTTCCGTAGGTTTCCGCTTCTTCCAATAGGCACTCTTCAAATCAATCGGACCCGCCGCCGCCCCACGATTGCGAGATGCCGATGCAGCATTGTGGAAATTCTTCCAGGCGAGTTCTATTACGTCATGAGGTATCACATTTTTCCGGAGTCTGGCGAGTAGGCGTTTACCCCCAGGTGCCTCCGGGTCTTTCGCGTAGACGTCGATGTCAGTGTCAAAAATAGTGTCCGCGTCTTTCTCACTGAAATATGTGCCCTCTCTAGCCTTAATCTGATCATCTGTTAGTTTCGGCTCTAAGATAACCTGTTTAACACCTGCAACTTTTGCAGCGTGGACAGGTTTCTTTGGAATCTGTACACCCTGGAATATGTCCTCGTCTGAGGCTGGCATCTGCTTATAGTTGCCCTATTAAATTATTTGGCTCTGCATCTAACATCTTTAACCAATCTGCGGCCTTTGAATATGCCTTACCTGATGGAACCATTTGCTCCTTGCTATAAAAATATAAGTGAATATGTTTTCTATCTACTACATTTGATCTTGTAGTCTGTATAGTGACAAGTAAGGCGCAGTTAGACTTTTCTGCCTCTGTGAACCCCTGTTCAAACTCGTCTATTATATGAACCAGTTTCAAATGTAAGTCAAAGGCGCGACGACCCTTGAATATATAGGCCGGAATATTGGGATATCTTTCATTAGGCCCATCCACAGTATGTGATGCTATTTGTTTCCTGTCTAGATCTGTGAGTTGATTATTCATTAATTTATTCTTTCTAGTTTTCTACCTTTAGGCATCTGTTATAATGACCTATTATTTATTATACTGTAAAGTGCTGAAGTCCTAAACACGCAGCGTTTAGGAGTGCTTAATTTAAGCACTCCGCGGTATATTTAGACCGCTGGGCATTTGAAACGGGCACTTTGCGGGGCGTTGCCCCGCAATTTGTGCCTTCAAATGACTCAGCGGCCGGCGGCCAACGGGCATTTTAAATGCCCGTTGGTCTAACACCACCGTAGACGATATATAACATATTAGTTTTATACCGCTGAACATTTGATTTCGGCACTTGGCGAAACTTTGCCTCACCAAATTGTAGCAGTAGAAATCTTCGGCGGCCGCCCGTAAACGAACATTTCAAAATGTTCGTTGGTCTAATTATTCAATTAGATTTAGCCAAGGTAAAATACAGGACACCGCCTATCACTGCTGAGACCGCTAGACCCGCAGCAACACCCTTCAGCATTGCCTGTTGATCTGCCTCCATAAAGTCTTGTGCAGTTATCACTGGTGAAATACCCCTTGCACCAAGTCTAGAATAATATTGTAGTGCCTCCGTCTCCGTATATTTGCGCTTTCCCAACATTGTATTTACGTCATTGTGCAGATCAATTGTCCAGCGAAACAGGTCTTTTCTGGAATCGAGAGACGGCCCGATAGGCATTTTAACCAGATGGGATATATAGTGTTTCCGGCAAATGGGGCAGGGTATGATTATTTGTAGCGATTCTAAAAACTCTTTCATGGCCTTTTTTTCGCTATAATTTGGATCCTGTGGGTATCCGAGTGCAGCAATATGTATAGTATGCCAGAAGAATGGTCCCCAGACTTCAGGGGGTATGTGCATTCCTATCTATATAGTGGATATATATAGCATTTAGCACCTAAGACGCGCTGCCAACTATAGGTAGTATATATGGCCAGCGAATCAAAATGCACAAATTGCGGGGAATCCGGGCACGTTTTTAGACAGTGTATACAGCCCGTATCAAGTTACGGTGTGTTAGTATTTCGATGGACATCTCGCAACGCACAATGGCCTCAACGATCCGAATTATGTAATGATACGCGCCATACAATGAGGATATCCAGTCTCGTGCCCCAAGTTCTCATGATTCAACGAAAACACACTCTTGGCTTCATGGATATAATGCGCGGGAAATACAAACTCGGAGAGCCAGAATATATATCAAAACAATTACGGGGAATGACTCCGGGAGAACGTGAGCGCCTATTGAACGACAATTTTGATTCGATATGGAATGATTTGTGGGGTGTAGGCACGGAAACATCTCATCGTTATATGAATAATCGTAAAGCATCCAAGCAGAAATTGACAGATTTACGGAATGGGGTCATTTCAGCAAAGGGTGTGGCATTTTGTCTAGCAGATCTTCTCCGGCAAGAGCCTGCGCTATTTGATAAACCAGAGTGGGGCTTTCCTAAGGGTCGGCGTGAAATTTACGAGTCCGACATACAGTGTGCATATCGCGAGTTGAACGAGGAGACGGGTATATGTGAAAATGATATATGGAAAGTTACAAATGTGGCCCCTTTAGTCGAGCAGTTCTATGGATCTAATAATATTCATTATAGGCATACATACTATATTGCTCAGTATGTGGGGAATTCAGCGACAGCCTATGATAGTTCGAATTCTGAAATGACAAAGGAAATTGGTGACTTGGCATGGAAGAATCTAGATGAGGCTATACTTCTTCTACGGCCGGAAAATTTGGAGAAACGTGGAATTGTAATACAACTTGCTAACCTCTTGCAAAATTTTTCTCCGATTATACCCTGGACTCTATACGGTCAAAAGTTGGTAAATGAAAATGCGAAAGAAGAACAGCAAGATACCTATGTCTTCACAAAAGGTGATTGGGAACAAAACACCCGAAAATTCTTCGGGAGAAAAATCAAGCGGGAGCACGGGCAGCAGGAGCACGGGCAGCCAAGAAATAGTATTCTTAAACAGTCCGACGAATAGTGCTGCTACGGGCAGTAGTCAGGAGGTAACACCTATACCTGTGGTCCCTAAGGCCCCTATGGTCCCTAAGGCCCCTGTGGTCCCTGCGGTACCTGTGGTCCCTGTGGTCCCTAAGGCCCCTATGGTCCCTAAGGCCCCTGTGGTCCCTGTGGTCCCTAAGGCCCCTATGGTCCCTAAGGCCCCTGTGGTCCCTATAGTAAAGGCACCAACTCCTTCAAACAATAATGAAGGGGCTACTCCTGCAGATGTCCCTAGTGCCGCAAAGGTTCAAACTCCTTCAAGCAATAGTGCTTCGAATAGTAATAGTGAGAATAGCCCTGTAGTGAAATCTGTCCTTACACCTGCACCTGTGCTTACACCTGCACCTGTGCTTACACCTGCACCTGTGGCGAATAATGGATCTCCATCAAATTCCAAAAGTTATTCAAGTGGCTCAAGTGCTACGAGTGGCTCAAGTGCTACGAGTGGCTCAAGTGCTACGAGTGGCTCAAGTGCTACAAGCGCCATGAGTTCCAACGCATACGAAAGTGACTCAGAAGAGCCCGTTGATTTAAAAAGGCAACCCGACGAATACGTACTTTATCCTGACATAGATGATGAGCGATTCCTAGAAAAACTACTCGCAAAGCGTGAATTCCGTGAATCCAAGCAATCCAAGATAACAGATGAAACCCTCGAAACAGACGTATGCAAGGTGGCCGAATTTGAATACACGCCAGTCCAGCGGTTCATCGCCCAATTCATGTCACCGGACACACCCTTCAACAGCATGCTCCTCTATCATGGTGTCGGCGTAGGAAAAACCTGCACAGCCATTCTCACGGCCGAAGCCTTCCTTGAACTAACCCCCAAAAACAAAGTATACATACTCGCACCCCCAGCCATTCAGGCCGGATTCTATAGAACGATCTTTGACATAAGTCGTCTTAAACTCGGCGAAGATGAGTCATCTCCAAATCAACACGATGGCTGCACCGGTAATCGGTATCTGGAACTCACCCAAACATATTACGAGCGTGACAAGAAAGATATAGAGTTCCGTGTGAACCGGCTGATAAACAAGCGCTATTCCATAATGGGCTACGTCGCATTCCGCAATATGATCCAAGAGATACTCTCTAAAATCCCTGCATCGCTGCCCGAAAAGCGGCAAAGAGAGTTGGAGGTAGCGCTACTGAAGAGGGCGTTCAGCGGATCCCTTATTATCGTCGACGAGGCCCATAACATGCGCGACATTTCCGAAGCAGATGTCGAAGATCGAGACGAGGCTGCTGCCGACGAAAAAAGCGACGCCAGTGCCGGTAAAAAACTAGCACCCCAATTGAGACGGCTGCTCACAATATGCGAGGGAAATAAACTTCTCCTCATGACGGCAACACCTATGTATAATAGTTATCTTGAGATCGTATCTCTCCTTAACTTCCTCTTGATCGCCGACCACGTTGATGAGTCGAAATTGCTCAAAGGGGAACACATCAAGTTCCACATAGTAAAAGACGAAGAAGGAAAGGATGTCGAAGTTCTCACACCTGAGTCTGAGGCTAAAATAGTCCGAGTAGCCAATGGCCACGTGAGTTTTATGAGAGGCGAGAATCCACGAGCATTCCCCGCACGTCTGAATCCCCAAGGCCACCCGCAATTCGAATTATGGCCAGATTATTCACCTGACGGCACAACCAAAATCCAGTCACAACAGCAAAAGGATGATGTCTCTAGACTACCCATGGTGAAATGCGAACTCAATAAGGACTCTCTCATCGTGATGCGCGCAGTAACAGAACGACTCGTCGCCGCGAAAGGTGTCGGCATCCGCACAATCGATACACTTTTGCAATCGGGGAATTGCGTTTTCCCTGGTGACGGTGTCGACGGTCGCACGGGTAATGAGGGTTTTCAGAGTTGGTTTACCGGTGAGGCGATTTCTGGCACATTTGAAGGAACACGTTTGACTACAATTCCACAATACAGACTCACGGATCCCGCTACAAACCCTAGTTGGATGGCGGTGGGCAGAAATACACTCGGCGTATGTTCCCCGAAATTCAATAAAATTATACAGTCCATTCAGAATTCTAGGGGTATTTCGTTCGTCTACAGCCGTTTCGTGGAAAACGGTGCAGTGATTTTCAGTCTTTTGCTCGAGGCGAACGGCTACACTGCCTGGGGTCGCTCGGCGCCACTCTTCAAAACCGGCACGGTCATTAAATCAACCGGTCGCCAGTGCGCCAAGTGCCATCGCAGAGAGGCCGGTCACCCTGCATTTAACTCTGCCGAACTCGAGACGCGCGACAATCACAAGTTCAGCCCGGCCTATTATGCGCTACTCACGGCGAGTAACATCAGCACTGTCGACAAAGAAGGCCTGCCTCTATCTCCAAATAACAATCGTGTGATTTCGGCTGCGCGTGATCCAAAGAACATCAATGGCCACAACATAAAGGTCATCGTCGGATCACAGGTGGCGGGCGAGGGTCTCGACTTGAAAGCCATTAGGGAACTTCATATTCTAGAGGGCTGGTTCCACTTGTCAAAGGAAGAGCAGATTGTGGGTCGCGGAATCCGCTATTGTTCTCATAATGGCCTTCTACCTGCCGAGCGTAATTGCACGGTAAATCTGTATGTAAATGTATTTCCTGCAGAACTGAATAAGGAGACGATTGATCAGTATACCTATAGGACCGCAATGAACAAGGCGGTCCGTATTGGGAATGTCAGCAGGGCCCTGAAACAAGGTGCGGCTGACTGTAATTTGAATCGCGATACGATTCTTGTGACAGGGCTCTCTGAGAGAGATATGGAAGACAGCCAGGGTAATTCAATAAAGGTTGACCTGAATGACGTGAAATATACACCAATCTGTGATTGGATAAAGTGTGACTACAAGTGTAAACCGACGGTCGATTTCACCGCACTTCAAGAGGATACTAGCACGTATGATTTATATGCGGCGAGGTTCGCTGAGCAGAGCCTAATAGCGAGATTAAAATCGTATTTCGCAGAGCAGGTATGGTATAGATGGGATGATATCAAACAACTGTTTGCCGATATACCGGAGCAGACACTGGTGAGTATTCTGATGCGCGCTGTAAATAATCCTTCGGTAATACTAAAAAACAATGGAGAAGAGGGTCATCTTGTTTACAGAAATAACCTGTTCCTGTTTCAGCCGGTCTCGATACGCGACGAGGCCATACCACTGGCATTGAGATATGGGATATACGCAACGAAACGCCATTCATATCAGCCGAAGGGGATTGCGGATATACCTGAGAAGGCTGTTCTGGGTAAATTGGTGAAGGTTACTAAGAAGGTTGTGGCTGCCCCAGTGGTGGATGTAGAGGAGGAAGGTGGTCCCGTCAGCGGTCCCGTGAGCGGGAACGGTGGTCCCGTCAGCGGGAACGGCGGTGGCGGTGGCGGTGGTGGTCCCGTGAGCGGTCCCGTGAGCGGAAACGATAGCCCGGTCGAGGAACTTGAACTAGTCAAAGGTGAGACAGCCGTATCCCTGGACTCCGTTATCAAATTCTGGATCGAGTCGAACAAGTGGATAGATGCGTGGGCGAATGATGCCGCAGGTGAAATCAACGAGTCCATTCCAGATACGAAAGCAAACCCTCTCGGCAGTGCTATTCTAGCATATGTCGAACGTGATTACGATAAGAAAGATAATATCGAGAGTCGCATGAAAAAGTTCCAGTGGTGGGGCAGGGCCGTGATGTCACAGGCTAACGGCCTCGCAGATCTACGCAAGGCCTCTCGTCAATATATATGGGACTCATTCTTGAAAGGGAAAGAACAAGTCGCTCTACTTACATTGAAACTGCAGAGTAATAAAGATAGGGCAGCACAAAACGTTCCCTATATTGATGAAGTAAAGGACGAGCAAGTCATCACAAACGGTATTTCTTCCGCTGTGAGGTATGTAGACCTACCGAGGAAGTCGGTTATATATATCTGCGACGACAACAAGGAGTGCTCGCCCGCCATTGTCAAATCCTTCGCCGAAAGAGATACTGTCATGAATACCAAAGCCAATCAACGTACGGCCGCCGAAATATACGGCTTCATGGTCCCATTTAGCAAGATAATGATGTTCAAGACAAATGAGCCCAAACCAGAAGGAAAGGCGCCTGGTGGTGGTGCTGCATGTGCAATTGTCAGCACCGTCAAAGTGCATCGCATGAAGTTGGTCATTTTAGGAGAGATTCTCAACAGATACGTGGGTACCAATCTCGATCTGACGGAAGAGATCCTGACCGGCACTCGTAAACTCACTGGTGCACCCAGTTTCTGTGCACTCTTGGAAATCGTCTTACGATGGATGGACATACGGCGGGCAGAATACGGCGGGCTACGGTTTTTCTTCCGGCCTCTTGCGTCCTATTATTCCGGTCATAAGGGACGGGACTAGGTTGCGTTAGAGATCGCTGAATAATAACGATAAGTCTAGTATATGCCTCTTACCGATAGTCTAACACATGCTATTACGCTGGATTTGATCCGAGCATATCAAGACAAATTTGGTGAGACATGGGCTGAGAATCTTACAAAGAATCTCAGGCCATCTCCGAATGAAGAAATTGCTAGACGACACGGGGTCTCTAAGAAGGCAGTTGTAGAAATAAAGCATGAAATCTGGAAAGCCGGTGTAGCAATGCGAATACTCAATAATATCTAGGTTTAAAAAATTGATTCATGGTCAGCCACCTTCAATAGGCATGCAAATGGAGATTCCGGTGTATTCGACAAAATGGGAAAAGATAAACCTCGTTGCCACATTTCTGATGAGCGGCCCCGATTGTGGCTGGCTATTCCTTATTGGACATGGTGGAGACGGGAAATCCATGGCTACCAGGGAGGCCGTGAGACTCTGGAGAATGTCCTTGGGTGAGAATGTCGATGAGGACGCGGCTGGTATCGATAGTGACATTGTAATACTGCCTTCTTATCGTAATGGTAGTGAGCATAAGTTAGTCCTCATGAAAAAGGGTAGCCAAATCGTAAAGACCATCATTCATATCAATGGTTGGAGCGTAGAGTGGGAATTTATGGCTCTAGAATGGGGTGCAAAGGTTGCAAGATTTGTAAGGGGTAATGAGACCGCCTAGATTAGTATTCAGGTCAATCAAGTCATTTTTAAAGGTCTAAAATTGACACACAATAGTCTAGTTTAGATTAGCACAGAAATGGAGACGGATGCATTCTTTCAAGAGAAAGTATACCTCAGTCCCAGTGATTTTAGCCAGGAAATCGAGTCCGTCGACTTCATCCTACTCGATAAGTTGAAGCAACGCCTCGAGCAAAAGTGTTCACCTCACGGCTTTGTTCTTCCCGGCACTCTCGAACTTCTTACTCGCTCTGCCGGCCAGGTCGACTCGGGTAAATTTTCGGGCGACTGGGCTTTCCTTGTAAAGGGAAAGGGGCGGGTGCTGTATCCTCCCGAGGGAACTTCCGTTGAGGTTGAGATCTTGAAGACGAATAAGATGGGTATCTACGCCATCTACGAGAATGCGATTCGTATCATGGTTCCAAGAGATCTGCATCTAGGCAATGAAGAATTTAGCCAACTCAAGGTTGGGGAAACCATTCGTGTGGAGATTCAGAAATCCAGATTCCAACTCCGGGATCCCTTCATTGTCAGTGTTGCAGTGTATCGCGGGCGTGCTGGGGCCCTGCCTCCGACCAAGGTCATTCAAACGGTCCAGCCAACCCAGCCGGTACAACCCATTGCAGAGGCGCCCGAAGAGTCGGAAGCCGAAGAGTCGGAGGCCGAAGAGTCGGAAGCCGAAGAGGGCAGTGCGGAGTCTAAAGAGGAGGAGTAAGCCGCCGAATAGTAGAAATGGCCGACGACTACGATCGGCGTAAAGAGTTCTGTAAAGATATAGAATCACTTTCTCGCTCGGAAATCGAAGAACTCTATCGCATACTGCGTAGAGAAGGTGGCGAATACAGTGAAAATTCCAACGGGATTTTTTTCGATGTTGCCACCCTTCCGGCAAATGTATTCGAGGCCCTCTGGAAATTCATTGAATTCTGCAAGACCAATGCCAAAACTCTCGAGGAGCGCACAAAACTTATGGGCAACCTGGTCTAAAGTTCGCTCACGTAATCTATATAATATGGCCGGCACTGTTCCTGAAAGTCTGATCCAGTTGTGTGAAACACATCCGGATCGCGCATTCAAAGTCGGACACCCTTCGTCCACACATGCCTCCGGGACAGGTGAAGGCCGCGCAATAGACACGCAAGACCAGACCCCCCGGTGGAATCTCACGACACACAGTATCCAACCCAGACACCCTCTGGCCGCCTGGCTCTGGCTAAATGATCCCCTCTTCCGAGTGTCCCCCGAACAACTCCGACAGAGGATGTTACTGGACGCAACCACGGAATGGCAAATTCGCTGTTCCACTCTCGACTTTCCGAGGACACTCAGCAAGAAGAAGGCCCTCGAGGGTTTCGGAAGCCTCAAGCCTGACCTTCAACAGGCAAAAGCGGCCATGATTGCCATCGAACGCTACACTCAAGATAATCCTCTGCTCTGGGTTCTGTGGAATGAGGTGGATAAGACGCTGCAATTTCTCGATGACAAAGCCTTTCCCAGGGACGGAGGCTATAGGCAAATCTGGATCATTCGAGCACCCACCTGGGACAGACTCTGGGATGCCAGCACATGGTCTTCTCTGGACCTCGTGAAATGGATAGAGACCCAAGAGGGCCGCTCATTCACCGTCGAATGGCCACTTCTTCCCTCATCCGAAACCCAGAAGGCCATGGCGGCCCAATACGAGAAGATGGGACTCTCATCCACCGGACTGTCAAAAGAGGTCCTCCGTCAGAAACTCAGTCGGGCAATTGCTATTACGAAGTTGGCTACCGTAAAGTGCTGAAGTCCTAAACGCGCAGCGTTTAGGGTAACAGATACTCTCAATGTGAAGACTCGCATACGCATCAACGAGACTTACCTACCGTGGAGTATACTTAATTTAAGTACTCCCTAAGGCTGCTGCCAAGTAGCGAAATATGACACTTAATACGTCAGACTCGCATGCGCATTAACGAGTCTTGATATTAGACCAACGGGCATTTCAAATGCCCAGCGGTCTAAGATTTCTTGTTACCCTAAACGCTGCGCGTTTAGGACTTCGGTACTTGGCGGTAGTAAACCAATGAACATTACAAAATCTTCAGCGGTTTAAGCACTTTACAGCACCACTTATCAGTGCTTAATTTAAGCACTCCAGGGTAATGACAACAAAAAAATGTGACCTAACCCTAAAGTTGAACTCGTAGTATAAAACAGAGAGGATACACCATGGATATCCGTAAAGCCGAGTTAGACCAACTTGAGAGGATGTTGAAGGATTGGCTGGAGCACCCGAGTCAGGAGTTGGAGGCCACATTCGGCGTAAAGGGGCAGGTGAACTCGACTACCTTCGCCTCTATTGCCAAACGTCTGAAAAATCGCGGTTATACGTCTGTCCTTCAGGAAGATAAACTCAATATCATCACGCCAAAAAACATTCGCATCACTCTTGCCGGCCTCGGGGCGGTCAGCCAATACTGTAAGGACGACCGTATTGCCGGAAAGGCCTTCTCCGCCATGATCAAGGACAAGACAGGTGCCTCATCTACGCTAGATCTGGAGGAATATAACGTGCGCATTAAGATGCGGAATGAGCGTGAAATCAGTAGGGATGATGAGGAGTTGAAGGAACTCGTAGACAAGTGGCCGGTTCAGCAGAAGGCATTTCGTCTTATACGCCGCTGGACTTTCCGCGGCGAGGGTCTCCGCTTCGACCTCTCGATGGTGAAGCAGTCAGAGCGGAATAGTCGCGGCGAATATCGCTGGGTCAACAAATTCATCCAATACGACCTGACAAAAGAAGCGCCTGTCTATGAGGTTGAGGTCGAGTTGGAGCACATGGGTCCGGATGACACCACTGGAGCCGCCATGAAGCGGCTTATCAAGGGTGTGGGGGAAGTCTTGCGCGGCATACAAAAGAGTCCTCTGCTCATCCGGGAATCCGTGAAGCGCCAAGTGGCGATGGAATACCAGGAGTTGGTCAAGACAAATCGTTTCCGGGGCGCTTCTACGGTCAATCTGGAAATCAAGAATATGACGTCATTGATAAGCCCCGGCATTCATAATATCCGCGAAGGCTATAACGTCACGGACAAGGCCGATGGTCTGCGCACCATGGGCTTCGTGAATAAGGAGGGTCGCCTCTATCTCATCGACCAGGCCATCAACGTCTATGAGACCGGTCTCAAGACGGACGCGTGCGCCAGTTCCATTGTGGACGGCGAGTGGATCACGAAAAACAATGTCGGCGACTCGATCAACCAATACTTGATATTCGATATTTATGTTGCCCCGGGCGGTCGCGAGGTGCACGGCCTCCCATTCTATAGCGCGGCGGCGGGCACGAGTATGCGCTATGCCGAGATGCGGGCCTGGGAGAAACTGTGGAATACGGCGCCAAATCCCGTCGAAGTCGTCAAGGGACTCACTCCGGCCACCCGGCTCCTGGTAAGCATGAAGCGCTTCCGGTTTGCCATTAGCGGTGACACCAGTATATTCCTGGCCGCCGCACAGACACTGGATGCCCCGCGCATCTATGAGACGGACGGCCTCATCTTTACAAAGAATGAGTCCAAGATTCCGGATGAACCGCAGGGGGCCTATAACGAGCAATTCAAGTGGAAGCCGTCAAAGGACAATACAGTCGACTTCATGGTGGTGACGGAGAAGTTACCTGGGACAATTGTCGACGCCATCTATGATGGATTCCATCCGACTTCCGGTAAGGGTATTCGCTATAAGGTGCTGCGCCTCCACGTTGGTTCTCGCGATGACCCTGCATTCGGTGCACAGAAGCCACGGAACATCGTGCTGCAGAACCTGCCCTTGGAACCCCCGAGAACGAGGGGCTCCAATGTGTATCGCCCAGTTCTCTTTCAACCAGAGGAGTTTCCGGATGATATGGCGAACACTTGCTATGTCGAGACAACGGTGGATATAGAGACGGGTGATGAATATGCGACATGTGAAATGTCGAAGGAACCCATCATGGACAAGAGTATCGTGGAGATCGCCTACGACCCTTCGAGGGCACCGGGATGGCGCTGGGTGCCGAAACTGATCCGGACAGATAAGACGGAGCGGCTCCAACGGGGTGAGTTGGGGCGCACGCTCAATTCGAACTTCGTTGCACAGAGCACATGGAAGAGTATCCATGAGCCGGTGACAGTCTCGATGATTCGGACAGGGGCGGAAGAGGCATCAGAGGAGGAGTTGGTAGCCGTTTCCGCGCTAGAGAGGGAGCGCGCTGCCATTAGCCAGCGATATGCGGATCGCACTGCCCCGAAGGAGGACATGGCGCGAGTGCGCCCTCTACGCGACTTTCACAACCAGTATATCAAGGAGGTCATTCTGTATAGCAGTGTGATGAAGAAGCCGAATCTGTCACTCATTGACCTCGGCATGGGTATGGCGCAAGACATACAGAAGTGGCGGCGTGTCAATGCGGGCTGTGTGCTCGGCATCGATATCGCGGGAGACAATATCAATAATCCGAACCACGGGGCCTATCAGCGCATGTGGTCGACCATGATTCGAAATGGTCGTGCAAGTGTCTTATCTATGGCCTTTGTGGTGGGAGACGCCAGTAAGAACATGGGCTCGGGTGATGCTGGTTCTGGGCCTGAGGACAAAGTAATCTTGCAAAGTGTGCTGGGTAAGGCACGACCGATTGGAGTAGTGCCGCCATATATTGAGGAGAGAATGGCGAGCCGACTGAAGGCGAAGGCGGACGTGATCAGTTGCATGTTCGCCACGCACTACTTCTTTGCTGCCAAGGATAAGTTCGAGGGCTTCTTGGGCAATATCGCTGAGAACTTGAAGGTGGGTGGCTATTTCATCGGCTGCTGCTTTGATGGGGAGAAGACATTCGAGTTCTTGAGAGGACGTGAGGCTCGTATGGGTGAGGAGGGAGATGCACTCCTTTGGAAGATTGCCAAGAAGTATGACCATGATGAGATTCCCGATGGCGACGATGCCTTTGGGATGGCGATTGACGTCGAGTTCATCAGCATTGGTATGCCGCACCGTGAGTATCTAGTGCCATTCCGTCTGCTTTTGGAGAAGATGCAGTCGATTGGCTGCGATCTGTGTAATGCGGAAGAGTTGAAGGAGTTGGGACTGAAGCACTCGACGGCTATGTTTGGAGAAAGCCACGAGATGGCGGCCAAGGCGGGGCGGAGATTTCCGATGACGCCGGCGGTGCAGCAGTTCTCGTTCTTGAATCGCTGGTTTATATTCCGGAGAAAGGGGGAGTTGGCTATGAATGCGTCGAAGCCCAAGGTGGCAACAAGTGTATCGGTGAGCGAGAACCGTGCAACCACAGTTGCAGCGACAGGCGCAGGTGGCGGCGAGGCTGAACTCGAGGGTCCCGCTGCGGTGCCCGCTCCTCCACCTACGGTAGCACAACAAGCAGACGGCACTCAACGTCGCCAGTATGCTCCTTCCGAGGTCCTGCAATTCCATCTAGAAGCACCCACCCTCGATCGCCTGAAAATCGGCAAGAAACTTGCACTCCGTGTCCTCGCACCTGGTTGGCCATTTATCCTCAAGGATCCCGTCACACCCGCAGAAACCTACCCATCCATCGAGCACTTTATGGCCGGTATGTTATATAAGCACGCTACGGATAAACCAGGGCTTGCACAGGCCCTATTTAGCCCAAATGGCAAGATCCACCAGAAGTTCCGTGTAAAGCGCGACTCTGAAAAGGGCGTCGGTGCCGGTGCCAAGGAGTTGACCGATGATCGCAATGCGGAACTTCTTGCCGAGGAAATGAAGGAAGTGCATAACGAAATAAAGTTGATGCACATGAAGAAAAACGGGATTAAGTTCGACACTGCCAAATGGACCGGTATGAAGGACCAGATTCTAGAGGAGGCTGTGAGGCAGCGGTATACAAGCGACCCTGAATTCCGCTCGATTGTAGAGGCGGCGAAACAACAAGGTAAGACTCTGCTCTTCTATACTGGCTCGGCAAGCAGTGAATACGGTGGCAAACAGACGAAGGAGAAGTATCTCGAAGGCGAGAATAAACTCGGCAAAGCCATTATGAAGATTGCTGGATTTGAGCAATAGATCTTATAGGAGAGGCTTAAATTACCACGATCTATAAATAAGTATGAATAAGAATACGTGGGCGAGCATTGTAAAAACCAAGGAAATTCTACCAACCGAGGTCGTTGTTCCTGAACCACCTTTGTCAGCGTTTACTTCAGCAGGTTTCGAACTACAATCAGATGGTGTTAGTCAAGAGCCATATACAGATGAACTCGCGCGAATCAATAAAATGAAAGATGCCATTGACAAAGAAACCAAACTCAAGCGCGATAAATTCACAACGAGTTATGCATATACCCGATTTAATCAAGATATTGATTTTCTCAATAAACAGCGTATACAATTAGAAGAAAGAGAGGCTAGATTAAAGCATCTTGTTCTTCTCGATAAGGGTCCACATGCAAAGCGGGCTCTAGACGTTGTAAGTCGAATCAATCGCTATATTGGCTCAGAACTAGAGCATAAGTCCAGATATACCAAGTTCGACAATACGTGCGGAATGACCTTTTCGATTCTCTGCGACGTATCAAGATATTTTTTTACAACGGACGGGACTGGGCTTGAATGGGAGATAAAGGAAAGTGTGGGAGTCGAATATGACTGGCCAAACAAGATCCATATTCATTTTACTGTGGAGACTCCAGAAATGGCTTCCGTTCTGGAAGCCGCTATTAAGACTGAGTTGCCTTGGTTTGCCGAAGTGGTCCACCGTAAAAATTGACGCATAAAGCCAATCTACCTATAATTATATATAATCAGATCATAATATGCCTGAACCATGGCAGACTCTTGCCTTCCTGAATGTACATCCACGAGACAAGGCGGTTCGTTTTGTCGAGAAGACGCACACATACTATGTGAATGGTTCTAGCAAAGGTATAGTATCCACGACTGGATTTGTGCACGCCTTCTTCCCCCACTTCGATCCGATAGCCAGTATTACCAAGATGAAGGCGTCTCCCAACTGGCCTAGCAGCCCGTATTTCGGGATGAGCGACCAGGAGATTGTGGACAAATGGGCCGCTTCTGGAAAAGATGCATCTGGTGCCGGCACGAATATGCACTTGGCCATTGAGCAATTTCTCAATAGCGCGCATAATCGAATTGAGCCCGCCGTATTGACCACAAAGGAGTGGCAGTATTTCCAGAACTTCTGGAATGATGTAAAAGACACCATGGACCCCTATCGGACGGAGTGGGAGGTGTGGGACGATGAATACAAGTTGACGGGTAGTATAGACATGGTATTCAAGCGCAAAACCGACGGCGCATTTGCCATCTATGACTGGAAGCGCAGCAAGGAAATTAAGATGGATAGTGCCTGGGATACGGGATATGGGCCTCTAGGCCATCTCCCCAATTCCAATTACTGGCATTATACCCTCCAACTCAACGTGTATCGCTGGTTCCTCGAGAAACACTATGGGATCAAGGTCGTGGAACTCTGTATTGTGATCTTGCATCCCAACAATGACAACTACCAGATGTTCAAACTGAACATCCTTGATGAGGAGATTCAGGCTATGCTCGAATGCAGGCGCCGATCTATTGATTCTGAGTCAAAGGAGTCGGTGCTGTTCCCTCCGACAGAGTGTCTTCTAGAAGACGACTAGCCTTAATGACACGTTTAAGTTTCTCTAAATAAAGAATACCGTCCATCAACTCCTCTTGAGCGTGCTGAACCCAATCCAAGGGTTTCAAGTCAGTGCGGTCTAGAGTAGTTCCGTATTTTTGTTGGCCCACCTCGGACCGTTCAATAAACTGCTGTATGACGGCTGCGACCACGGTGTCCTTCAATGGGACTCTGACTTCCTCATTACTCATTCTCCTATACCTACAAAAGACGGAACAGATTTAGGCTGTCCGGTAAATCAGCCAACGATACCTTCACACCATACGATCCGCGCTTGGAGACCCAGCCCACATTTCCATCCACCGACGCTATTATAATCGCATCAAGAGCACCCACCTTCTTTTTGCGCATCGACCCGCTGATATTACCTGACGGCATATATAACACCTGGCAATTCCCCGTATTCACAATGTATTCTAATTCCTCTTTTGTCAGCGTATCCTCCGCCTTCGTCGTAATTTCGTGGAATCGTAAGACTGGTTTTAAGAATGCAAACGGGCGATCGGGTGTCGTAGAGGGGTTCCATACCAGATCGGCAATCTTCGGGTCAGAATTCGACGGGTCAAGTGCGGCCTTCAAGATTGCAGGTAATGAGCGCAGATCTTCCGTAGGCAACCCTGTGGGGATAGGGCTAAATTGCTCATCAAAGTGTCTCACCCCCTCCTTTTCTGGTGCGATCCACTCATTCCGCAGAATCTCCCACCATGTATTCCAATCCGAGGTGCCTTCCGCGATGATGTATTGGTCGCCAGACCGCTGAGCCTTGCGACGTATAGTGAGCCTCGGGACCTGGCGATTGAATATCTCTTCCCGTTTCGCCGCGTAACGTATGAGTTCATCGACCAGGCGCAGATATAGCATCCGCGGCACATTTATCACAGTCCCCTCCTTCGTTGAGGCATCGACAATTTGCTTGATCGTATGGATCTTACATGGTCCACAATTGACATCATCTGTTTCCCTCGGCGCCCACTTACATCTTCCCTTACATGTTTCCTCGCCCTGTATCTGGCAGTCGACCCGCAAGAAGCCAATGTCACTAACCTCGTCACTATCTTTCGGTTCCAGCCAGTGTATGATATCATTATATAACATAATATCCAGACGCCGCCGCTTATCCTGTAGTGGAAGATCGCGGTTTTTGAGAATCTCTAAGAGCCGTTTGCGCCGTTGGCTGCCCGCGCCCGTCGAGAGCCACGTAGAAAATGTGAAGCGCAGGTGCTGATAGATGTCCTCTATATCATCTTGGGATGACTCCATCTTCAGAACTACGTGAGCATCCTTCTTCGGATCCGGTATCTCATCTTCACTGCTACCCTCACGCTTATCACGCCCCTCTTCGGCCAAACGAAATGCCCGCGCTCTCGCCTCACTATCATACGCAATAGTAGCATTCATATCCCAGTCAATATGGTCGATCGGCTTTTCTATGGGGTAGTCCTTCTCAGATATAGGACTCGACTCCTGTGCATCCGTCGCAGGCACTACAAAGCCGTTTGCCAGCCTCAGGCCCACGATTTTATCCAGGCCTGCCATCTTTATCTGAGATTTTGGCACATATCCGCGATACTGGGGAAATACCGTGACCACATTCCTCAAAAAGAAGTCAATCACCTTGTTTATAGGAGGGGCATCAAAGTCATCCCAGTCGAAGTATATGTTGCGCTCATACATGAAGGTGCCGTCATCGGATACGGGAACGGCTGCGATTCCCGAGGATGATCCAGCCTGCCCAGGAATTTTATAGCCGACGCCGACCAAATGATTGTATGCGTCGCGTATTATACCATTGGGTTGTATGCGTATTGCCGTCATAATTTCCTGCGCACTGATCAAGGCAAAAGGGTCTATGCCGACCTCGCTCGTGAAAGGGCCGCGATTTATTGACATACATGTCGTAAAAAATTCGTGGACACGCCGCTGCACGATTGGGGGCCAAGACGCCTCCTGACTTCTCTGGAAAGTGAGTGTAGGTCGATGTCTGCTATCGGGTATACCTGCAGTGCCATCCACGTAGAACAAGGGGTCCCAACCCATGTGTTTATAGGTCTTCGCTTGTGTATATCTGTCTCGGAATATACGATTATAGTGAACAAGAAATCCAATATCGGCTCGCTGCTGACCCTCATTCAGTGGATAGGGTGGGCAACGTACATTCTTGAATTTCACCTCATTTTTGAATTCGACCTTATCACCCTTCTTAATTGTGACCTCTTCTACAGTGACCTCGAGAACAATGAACAATATTCCGCGTGGGGGCATGATGTTCGGTTCACTGAAAATGTCATAGAATACACGGAGATCCTTGCGCTGTGGATTCTCGAGATCTGTGATATAGGTCTTGAAATTATCATAGGCGCACATGAGTCGTTCAATGGCTGGAATATTGGTGTCCTTTATTTCAGATATACCTAAGTGCGTCGCCGCAAACTTCCGCATATCATTGTTGTATTTTCTGTCGCATTTCGTGTAGAATTCGTGCACGAGATTGCCACCGTTTATCTGAAGAAACTTTCTGGGGGGTATGCGAACATCGACCGGCTGGAATACCCGCTCCACGACGGCTTCGGCATTGGGCAAATAAAAGAAGGGTGCGACTGCTGAAAAGAGTGATTGCTCTCTATTGGTGTTGTCAACGCCGAGTCTTAGGAATCCCTGGGCCGAGGGCTTCAACTTACTGACAATCTCCAGTCTTTCGGCGAACTTGTCTGATGTTGAGTCCTGCAGGAAGAACTTGTCGAGGGCTTCGGGGAGAAAACCAATCTGTGGGCCCGCTTTCGGGTCGTCGGCTGTCTTTGGCTCCACGATTTTGAGAGGAATTCTCGATGAATCCACTATTGATTTCACACTGACACCTTGTATAACCCGATAGTAGTCGTATTTCGCAGTTGATTTGCCCTTGGGTCCGCCACCTTCTCCCTCATCATCCTCATCAACCGGCTTTTTTGCAGGTTCAGCGGCAGCGGCAGCAGCGGCGGCAGGTTTAGGGGCGCCTGCTACAGTATCAGCAGCAGCAGGCGCCAAGGCAGCAGCAACCGCCGCATTTGGAGCCCCCCCAGCAGCAGCCTTTCCAGGACCACGAAGACCAAGGCGTATAAACTCCGGATCATCTGGATTAAACTTATTGTCGGTTGTGGCAAAACAGCAGGGTAGAGCCAAACCTGTAGGAGTCCTTCTATCAAGAAATCCAATATATATATTGCGTTCCGAGTCAGATCCAGATCTCACCTTGCGCTCTATAATCGTCTTAGTCGGATCACGCTTCTTCTGTTTCATTTCCTCTTTTGTTATGATTTTACCGCCACAAAACGGGCACGAATTTTCCGGCTTAGGCTTCTGTGTAAAGCGGTTCATCGTGGATTTATAGTCCTTGTATCTGACTAAAAGGCGATCACGAATGCAGAAAAGACGGGGGCAGATATAATAGTGCAGGCGTTTCGCTTTTGACCCGTATTTTACCAATGTAATCACTTCCTTGATTTCCTCACTCGGATAGGGCTTTCCATCTAAGATGCCTGCAGAATTCTCTAGACTTGATGGCTGCTTTTTCTGGAACTTTCCCTTTTTTACGTCATCAGGATAAACCATGAACTCGAGATCGGTATCACCTTTGTAGACTTCCCGCATTTCATCATATTCGGAAGTATCCAATACAATGGGTTGGCGCCCGTCATTGGCCGCGCAGTGGCTTACATATCCACGCTCAGACGCATCCTTCCGTTGATAATTGAATATACTAGGATCTGCCAGTTTCAGACGCTCAATATAGTATTTTGTCAATTGAATGGCGCTGACGTCGGCGGGTTTTTCAAAGGCTTTTGCTGCCTCCTTATCTTCAGGTGCCGGAGATTCTTTTTGCTCTTGATGTTCTTCTGGACCACCGCCGCCACCGCCACCACTGCTAGCCATAGCCGCCCTCATGAACTCAGGGATATCATCATCATCATCACTTGGTAAAAATGCAGCGCCATTCCCGTTGACGGGACCACCACCACCGTTCCCGCTCACGGGACCACCATCTTCCGCATCACTATTGAGAAACGCAAAGTCTCCCTCATCATCCTCTTCCGGTCCCGGCGATTCCGTCATTGCAGGAACCAACTTGCTTATACTTGCCACACCACTCTTTGTAAACGTAGATGAGTCCGCCGTCATCAGTATCCCCAGTAAATGAATGATCACACCATATAAACCGGCATCCTGTCCGCTCGCTACATGAAATGTATAGGTCGGATGCTGCTCGAATATTGCTATATCGACTCCAGGATTCTTGTTTAATATATATTCTTTTGTCCCACTCACCGCTAACGTAAATTCACCTCTCTGAGACATCCATGCAACCACTTGCTTCCTTGCCTCTTCCAAAGATATTTGGAATTCTTCGGCCACCTTCGATGCCCATCCACTCTGATCGATTTCCCCATCCACAACTTCCCGCTCGGCTAACAGTGTCAAAAATGCGAATACACGCGACTCGTTTGTAAAATTACTCACACCCTTGAACCGCAGCATCACGAGTGGTTGCTCATCGGGCAGGGGAGGTATTTCCTGGAACAGAGACGTGAACGCCTTGAGCCTCGACCGTAATACTGCCTTCGTTATCCGAGAAGCATCGCGTTTCATGCGCAACTTGAAGATCGCATTCGCTTCGGCCAACTTGGGCGCCTTACCACTCAATGGCAAATCTCCAAGCAGTCTCTCCAGAATTTCAGGGGTCCCCTGCAGATCACTGACCGGATCCAGTAAACGCACCTTCTTCGGCGGCTGTATTCGCAAATCTGCAGTCCCGTCATTATAGACGAACATAGTGGAATACACCGGCGCCTCCTGTTCTGAACCCTCCGAATCCTGGATCTGCATCTTTATATACATACTCTCCTTTCCAGATTCCGGATTCTTGTCCTGATTCCACGTCAAAAGCATCGTGGGGTCTGGTAAATCAGGAATAGGTAAAAGGCCCCTTACGCACACCTTTGTCAGAGGCTGTCCCAACGATGGAAAGAACCGCAGAAACGGTCGTTCATGTGTCACCTTCAGACCAAAGAAAAGGACGGCAGCCCCTTCCCAGGCCTCGGGCTTATCGCTCCAGACCCATCGCAGAAGTTTTACACCCTCCAACGAAGGAAGTGTGATACCTTTGAGTGCATGCTCCAGGTTTGCAATCTGCTGACTAGTGGCTGCAATCTGCTTCGCCTGCATTTCCAAAGTCGGCGTTATAGCCGTTGCTACACTGGTCGAATTAGGTAATGAGTTTATGTCCAAATATGGAAAATACGGCATGATTCTCCCATATATATCGCGCTCACCAAGAGGCCTCGGCCCAGGAATCGCATCAATAATGTCGGTGTAAAAAAACACATGGAGTTCCGGTATAGAGACACCACTACTCAATTGAAATACATCATTCAATGTCATTCGCACCCGGTCATCTTTTGCAACAGACTTTTGTGCTCCCGCCGAATCAACGAACCGAGAATCCGGTGCACCCGTTATCATCGAAATAGGGTTATTTAAGTAAAATGGTTCGGATTTATCTATAATACTCTTCCATACCATCTCAATCGGTTTATACATGGTGACACCCTGTGTAGCGGAGTCGCGAACCGGTTCGCCGATGAACACAAGTGGTGGGGCATATGGCGCTTTCTTTGATCCGCCCGCTACAGCCGTAGAATTCCACAGTGCTAATTTCAACTCATATAATGTAAACCAGGTGGGAAACGGTCCCAAGGGTGGGAGCCTTGTTTCCACTGATTTCCCTGCATGATATCGGATTATCTTAAATTGGACCATTTGTTCGGCGAATTTGGTAACTGGCCCGGGTTTCAAAACTGTCTCAAATTGTGCCCTTAGAGACATCTAATGTAAGAATAGGTTCTAGATAAAACTTTATAAGCGTATTATAGATGCCAAGTAAAACACGAAAGGTACCGAGGCACCGGAAAGGACCTTCGGAAAGTGCTACCGCATTTCCAGAAGGAACTATAAAATTAGGTAATGATAACCATAATTGGCTTGTTAAAAAGGACATCAACGGCATTCCTAGATGGGTCCATGCGAATTCTGCTACCTTGAATGGATTCACCAGATTTACTGTCGACTATGCTGCAAAACATATCGGAAAAGATATTATACTCTATTGTAGTGAATATAAGGATACTTGGCCCCAAAAAGGTGATTGGATAAAGAAGCCCGATTCCACCTATAGCAAAATGAAATTTATACCAACCGGCGATGCTATCAGAGAAAAAACAAGGATCAAGGGGTGGCTACGAACCCAAAAACCATCTATAAAAAGAGGAACACATTTTTATTTGGATGGAATGATGCATATGTGTCAAACGTCCAAGTGTGATGACTATTTAGCCGACAGTATTCAAGTGGATTCTGTAGACGGGCAACAATTGAGTCCGAACCTAATGAACACCGTTGCATATGTTAAGGTTTAGCGTGTAATAGTCCCGATTTGAAGAGGGTTACCCACAGCCACGTCGTCAACGTCCTGATCGGGGTCATATTTTGGTTGATCTGTGATCTTCTCACCGCAGTATGCAACAGGGTGCGCCTTGAAGTCCTGATACTTGTAGATACCGGTGCTCTCTGCCTCTCTCAGGAGCCAGCCGAAATTGTTCCAGAATTCCGGTCCATGACTCTCTACCGAGGTAGGTGTAATGACGTGACCCATTTCATGTAAGCCGACGAATACCATCACGTTCTCCTCAACGAGTTTCTCGTTATTGCCCTCCCTCTGGCGCAGACACAGATGAATACTGTCACCCTTATTTACGCTATAGGACACATGTTCTGCATCCGGCGTGGCCTCATAGAAGCGCTTCGGGTCAGCCTCGAACTTCTGATTGAGTTGAATCACCTGAGGCTTATTCGGAAAGCGTTGCCGGAGCACTTCCACCAACTTCTGCAACTTCTGGCGGACTCTCGCCAATAAATCGGCGGCTTGCTGTTTATCTGGCATATCTCTAACACTGTAATTTCTTCCGTCTACAGTGCTTTTTACCTGGACTAGGGGGTATTTCGATGTCATATTGTGTATGGCACCCCACATATTTGAAACAACCGAGTCCATTATCTAAACTCGGCAGATCTTCTTGAACCGGGAGATATCTAACGAAAGCATTACCAGGCCATATATGCCCTGATAATAGTTTTTCTGAACCGCTAACACAATGGGCGCTTACACAATGAGTGCTCACACAATGAGTGCTCACACAATGAGTGCTCACACAATGAGTGCTCACACAATGAGTGCTCAGGCAATCTCAAGATTGCGGCGATTGATATCAGGCTCAATGGTGCTCTGGTTGAACACGGATACGGCCACCTGGGGGTTAGGGGGCTCAGATCTGAGTTGGTAGTTCGCGTTGCGCATGCTCTGGCCCACACTGTTAATACCGACCAGGGCACCCGCCGACAGGAACTGCTTCCCCTTCAGAGAGCCAGGACCCATGGGGTTTTGCTGGGACCAAACACCATCCTCATCTTTAGGCAGCAGTTCACCGGGGGTGAGTTGGTCGCGAGGGTAGCATCCCTGGGGAGTCTCCGCGTTCCCGAAGGAGGCTGGACCTTCATATCCACCCAGTTGTCCGGGAGGCACTGCCACGTTAGGGTTATTCATTACAGCACCGCGAACTGCTTGGCCATTGCCACCCGGGAAATCGGCCTCCTGCTTTCCGTTAGAATTGGTCGAGAGTGTCGACATAGCACCCGTAAAGCCATCATTAGGCTTTAATAGCCCACCCATCGTCGGGTCCACTAGGTAAAATGCCACGAGGGCGGCCGCAACCGCAACAAATCCCAAAACAACTTCACGATTGTTCATATTCGAACCTGCCATTTGAATTCTGTTAGCATTGTATAAAAAAACCATCCATTATTCATCATCCTCCTCCGATTCTGAATCCGGGGGCATTTTTCCTGTCGACTCGAAATATTGCATCTTGATCTCCTCGGCCTCTACGCGTGCCCTGGCCATCCGGAGGCGGGTTAAAAGGTATTCCTCCTTTGTCTGCTTCATGGGATCCCGCAGTTCCACCGGAGGCAATTTCGACTCGGAGACTTCCGGTTCAGACTCCAGACCATCACCGTCCGAATCCTCGAATTCGAGGGGTGGAAGTTGGACTTCCGGCTTCACTGTCGTAGGCATCCAAACGACTGTCAGCGTCTTCGGGGTCATGAGAACGGAGTGGACGAACGCCGTATTGTTTTCCGGGGTGGCGAGACTGGCGAAGGTATGTCTCAGGCGCTTCATCAGTTGCTCATGCGAGGGGAGTTTCGTGAACCATTTGTTGACCTCGCCCTCCTCGATGAAATCGTGGATCAGTTCTACCGTGACATCGTGGACGTCGTTCTCATCCTTGAATACCGTGCTGCCGGAAGTGTCGCGCTCTATACTTACCGTGTGCGTCTTGCGTATCTCGGGGTCTGTCTCGATAATATAGTGCTGTTCGGTAGCGTTCCACTTGGGAGTGACAAACGACATCTCTGCGGGATTTCTATAGGGGCGGGTTTAAATGGTATTCTGTAGAATACGATGACCCAAGTGCCCGGGACCATGGTTAACAATATTTTGGAGAAGGTGTTGCAATTTTTTCAAGATCAACGTAATCGTGAAAAAATCCAGTCTCAGTGCATCGATCCGCTCATTCGCCATATTCTCGATCGACTTTTTCCGTATATTCTGTTAACGTGCTTTTTATTCTCTATCATACTACTCATGTCATGTTTGAGCACTGGGCTGCTGTTTATGCACCTTAGGAATATGAGTGGGCCGATAGTGGAGAGTAAGATTTTATGATCTGCGGTTGCGGCTACGCCGGGACTTTCCGCGCTTGGTGCGGCTGCGCCGGGACTTTCCGCGTTTGGCAGTGGCCCTCTTATGGCTTCTCCGGCTTGAGCCACCACGTATTCTTACTTGTGTTTTTTCAAAGCCCACGCGGGCATTAGAGGTATTTACTGGAGGTTGCCGCGGAGGTGGCTGCCCCCCTTCATCTCCATCTTCATATTTATATTCCTCCGCCTCCCGGGGCGACGAATTACGTAGGTTCAATAATCCGGGCTGACGCACAAGCGACTTCCGGGGCGGCGGCGCGCTGTCTGCGGGGGGCGGCGGCGGCAGCGCGTAAAAGGCGGAAGGCGTAGGCGGCGGCGGGGGCGGGTGCCACAGCGCCCAGTCTTCCACGCCAGCCTGCGGGCCGCCCTCATTGGCGCGCGCGCCCGCCGCCGCCTGCGCCATCCGTTCTTTTTGGCTACGATTAAGGGGTCCAGGCATTTCTATACTAATCCACGATTTTTTTAGTAAAGGTGGCTTTGCCGGGGCTTTCCACATTTTACGCGACTGGATCGTATGGCAAAGACTTTAGACCCATGCTCATTTTACACTGCTGGGCATTTGAAATGGGTACCGCTAAGTGCCGAAGTCCTAAACGCGCAGCGTTTAGGGTAACAAGAACTCTTAGACCGCTGGGCATTTGTCCCGCTTGCGGGAGGCACTTTGCGGGGCGTTGCCCCGCAATTTGTGCCTTCAAATGACTCAGCGGCCGGCGGCCAACGGGCATTTTAAATGCCCGTTGGTCT